AAATCTAAATACAAGTCGTAACGCTCGCTTTCTGTCGGCTTCCTGCCTTCCATGCTCTCAAAAATAACAGTGATTAACTTCCAAACGCTATTAAGCTGCTTGTAGCTTCTGTGTTGAAATTGCGCGTCAATGTCGCATTTCAAAAGAATCTCGTTCTTGCTGCGTTCCTCTCTTGATTTCTTGCCGTTGAAAAGTTTGTAAATCAACTGCAAGTCTTTAGGGTCGGCGGCGCGTAAAACAATTTGATTCTTGTATAAAACGCCGTGAAAGAATCCTGTTATTTTCACCGTTTACCCCTTAAAAAAGTCCGTCTCCTGCCGGAATCTCGCCCTTGTCGTACATTTCAGCCTGTGCCTCAAAAGCGGCGTCAATTCCTGCGTCGTCAGGTGTTTCTACCGGCGCGCTTTCAGGTGCAGCCGGTGTTTCTGTCTTCTGCTCGATTTTTTCCGGCTCTTTTGTATCTGTCTCAATTACATTTTCCGGCGAATAGTCAAAGTCTTTTGTAACTGTGTACTGATTGCCGTCTTTGATGATGTTCGTTTTGATGATTGCGCTATCGCCGTTTACTGCCTCTGCAATAAGTTCAGCGTTTTCAACTGCCTTCGGCGCATACTTCAAAACCTTTTTAAGAACGGTCTTTTTTGCCATGCTTTCCGGGTCTGTAGTCCACGGTGATGTATACCCCTTTTTCACGCTCTGTGAGTATTTTTTAGCGTGATTCATTACGGCTTCCCATGACATAACTTCAAACGCGCTCGCGCCGTTTTTCAGTTCGTAAAGTCCGTAAACATAAATCGGTTTGTCTGATTTTTCGCGCGGTCTGTGAATCAGTTTTTCTTCAAGTCCGTATGAATAGTCAAAGTCGTCGCCTTCGTAGACAATGCGCGCTACAATCTTTTTGTACTGTCCTGTACGGTAGCAAAGGTCAATTAAACCCTGATAACCTAACTGGAACTGTGTTTCAAGTACACCCTTATTCTGATACGGAATCAAATAAGCCTGTCCGAGCGGTGTATTACATTCAAGTCCAAGCTGCGCGCTTGTAAGAAGTGCGCCCATAAAAGATTCAGGCGTAGAGTTCGCAAGTTTAGCGTCCTTTGAAAGCGCGGTGAGTGCAATTCTCATCATGCGTTCAGGCGTGATGTTTGCAGGAAGCGCGTTTTTAATTTGGTCGCTCATTTTAGCAACCCACTGTTTCAAAGTCGGCTTTGCGCCGTTGTTTACATTTGCAAGTTTTGTATTTGCGTTATTTCCGTTTACATTCATGTTTTCAGGTCTCCTAAAGAAGGGCTACGCCCAGTTTGTAAAGTTTTCCGGCAACTTCTCTTGTCGCCTTAATATCTGCTAAAGCGTCGTGCGCGTTTTCAAGATTAACGCCCAAGTGTTTAGCAACCGTTCCCAGTTTTCTATCAGGCAAGTACGGTAACGCTTTTTGCATACCGGCTCTTTTTACCTGTACGAAAACGTCAGCAATAATGTTTGAGAAGTAGTCCTCAAACTTGTAGCCGTTTCTTTCAAGCAACGCTTTCAGGTGCTTAATGTCAAACTCGACATTGTAACCGGCTATAACTAACTTCTCGCTCTTGCTGCCGTCTTTCTGCCAAAGTTCGCGCGCCTCTTCCAAGAAGTTTGCAATTTTCGGCATTTGCTCCCTTTCGTCCGGGAATGACTTTATATCCTGCTCCGAATATCCGTGTACCTTTCCGGCTTCCTCGTGATACTTGATTGTGTCATTCAGTGGATTCAGGAAGAAACATCTTTCACAAATAACCTTTCCACCGTCCACTAAAATAAATGCAAGTTCAAAAGCTGCCGAATCAGTAACTTCAAGCCCTGTCGTTTCTGTATCAAGCCATAAAAACCGCATTTTCTTCACGCTCCTGTATCGCAACCATACGCAAGATAAAACCCTGTTTTGCGTTTGCAAAGAAAATTACAAGGCAAAAATCCGGGTCTTTATCCGCTCCGCCGTCTTCAAGTTCGCGATTGAACTTTTTGAAAGTCTCTGCGACTTTTTCCGGCGATACTTCATCAGCATATTCGCAAACCTTTATGTCGCCTTTTTTATATCCGCGCATATCCCAGTTTTTCAGGAAATTATCGCATTTTTCGATTCCTTGAAGGCAAACAACCTGCTCATTTGTTAAAGGCTCTTCTGATACTTCACGCATATATTTACCCCTTCGATTTTGTGATTCTAAGAACGCGGCTTACGCTATCTTTTGCGTATGCTTCGTAAATCCCGGCTTTTTTCATGGCGTTTGTATCAACACGCTTTGTAGTCTGCGTGTTGTATGTAACCTTCCATGCGCCGATAATTGCCGTTGCTTTTTCAGCGTTTTCGCCGTTGCTTGCAGCACTCATGCGCATAAGAATCTGCTCTTTGATTGCGTCTGATTTTGCCTGTAAATCCTTAATCTGCGCGTCGATAACCTCTTTTTCGTCGAGCATTGTTTCACAATCGCCGTCAAGTTCGATTTCTGCCGCCATAGGTAAGGATTTTACAAGTTCAAGTTCGTTTTCATTTCCTGTAGGTGAAGGCGCGTTATCTGCAAGTACATTGTTTTCCCAAAAGTCTGTTTCGCGGTCGATAAGCTGCGCAATAAAATCATCGTTGCGCGGAATTACATAATGTCTGCCTTCGTACTGGTCGAAAATAAAAACGGTGAGAACAAACCATGAAAGCCCAGTAACTGCCATGTAGTGTTGAACCTGCGCGTAGTAACTGTCAGGAACTTCGTCGTTTGTGAATCCCTCGCCGGTGCGTGATGTTTTAATTTCGTGTCCGCCAAGACCACTAACAACACTACCGGCGATTTCTTTTTCACCGTCCACAAAAACAAGTCCGTCAAAGTTCGCGTTCATAAACTCATGTTCTTTGTTACGGAACATTCCCGGAACTGTCTCAATCTCAATTCCCAAGTCGGCGCGCGCCTTCTGTCTGATAGGGTCTTCGAGAATATTGCCCCATTCAGTAGCCTTATTGCCTTCAAAACTTGCAAAGTCTTTTTTCGCAAGATAAACGCTTAAAGGCGTTGAATACTTGTTAAGTCCTAAAATCGCTCCTGCGTCCGAGCCGCCGATTCCAGTAGTGCGCAATTTAAGCCACTGTTCGTGTGTGTACTTGCTTGTATCTGTAAAATGCACATTACCCAAGTCAAGAACCTTTTCATACAACATGATGTTTTACCCCTTCTGTTTTTGAGACATCAGCCGTCTTTTTATTTGCCATGCGGTTTAATCTTGCCATTTCGTAGCGCAATTCTGCCGCTTGGTCAGTGCCGTAGCCCATACAGAACAATAAGCACTCCCGGAAAGTCCCGGTAAACTTTTTCCCCTCGTGTTCCGTTTCGTACAAGTCGATTTTTTTATCGCCGTACTCAATTACCACCCTATGCAACTTCATAAGCTGCCTACCCGATGTAATAACGCTTTACGCGTCTAGGCTCTCCGTAGCGATTCTTTACAAGAATGATTTCGCCGTGAATATGAACGCCTTTTTTTTGCAGTTCAAAAATCCTTGCCGAAAGTCTAGATTCGCCCAAGTCTGTAAAAGCCTGTAATGTGGTGATTGAACCAAAGTCAGCCATGTAGTCAAAAACTCTTTGTTGAGTTTTTGAAAGTTCGATTGTTTCTGTCATTAGTCGCCCCCTGCCATGCTTCGCAAGGTTTCCTGAACCTGTACAAGCCTGTCATTCAGCCGTTCGATTGTCGTCTCAAGCCGTTTCTCTTCACGGCGCAAACTTTCCGGGCTTTCGAGGTCGTCGTCAACCGGCTTTGCCTTTGCAATCTGCTTAACCTGTTCAACGGTTTTCCCTTCGTCAGCCGCCTTCTGTGCCGCTGCTTTTATCATCATGTCTTTTGCAGAGTTAATGACTTTTGCCATTTCATCAGATTTTGTTTCTGAATTGCGCATTTTCAGGTATTCTTTTGCCTTGTTGCGCGTAATCTGTAAGTCATGCTCGATTACATCTTCCTTGCGCTCGTTGTTGCGGTCGCAACTGTCATAGATTTTTGTCAGGATTTCGCCCAGTTGTTTCTGTGCGTCAATAATGGCTTTCTGAATCTGCTTTGCTTCGTCGATAAGTTTCTGTGTTTCTTCGCTGCGTGTTCGCTCGTAAAACCCCAGTGTAATAGCTTTTTCTAAGAAGTCGTAGAATGTCGCCCAAAAAAGACCGTTGTGTCTTCCGCTCTTGTCGCCTTTTTCAGTCGTCAGGTAGTGGTGAGTGAACTCATGCACTGCGGTGTACATCAGTTCGTTTGAAGTGTTGAAGTTAAGATTGTGCAGAAAGATTTCATGTGTTACAGGTTTATAAAGTCCGTTTACCTTGTTTGACTTTTTCCCGGTCTGCGTAACGGTAAAATCCTCTTTGCAATCAAAAAGTTTTTTAAGGTTTGATTTAATTTCCTCGTTTGTCATACCTTCCAGTCCTTTTGCCAAAAACAAAGGGCTTGATTCTGCGTACTTGAACCAAGCCCTTAATACTTGCATTTCTGCAAGAACCGACAAGCGGTTAGGAAAGTACGCTAATCCTAACAACTCGTACCGAAAAAGCATTTCGATTTGCTCTTTCCAAGTTGATTAAAGATTAGCACCGATTATCTACATTGTCAATACTTTTTGTTAATCTAAATCAACTTTTTTTTTTAATTTTTTTTTTGCGGCAACTGGAAACGGTATTTTTCGGGAATAAGTGAGTTATACCAAAAGCGGATTTAATGCGCAATATGTTTGCACTTGATTTTTTTAAGAATGTTTAAGAATCAGGATTCAAAAAACACACACATAAACACACAAAATCAAAATCGCAACTTTTGTGCAACTCTATGACAACTTTTTGACAACATGACGACATTGTGCTTGCCTGTGCTTGTCTATACTAATCTTACCTAACCTATACTATCCTATACTAGGCGGACATTTTGCAACCAAATGACAACCAAAACGCAACCAAAAGACACACTTTTTGTCATTGTGTTGACAATCTTTTGACAAATAATTGTCATTTTCTTGTCATTTTTGATAATGTCAGTTTGTTTTTATGCTTAACG